CGATCTCCTGCCGTTTCGATTTGATTTTGATATCAATATACTTCAATGCAGATAGTCTACTTGCTATGTTCATTCGTTGCCCTCACGATAGATCAATAGTAGTTCGGTAACATAGGTTTGTGTTAAATCGAGTTCTTCTTCCCATTGACGCCCTCTGGTTCTGACGATATCAATAACTTCATTGATCAAATTGCTATTGATAAAACTTTCCAGTTGCTCTGCAGCAGTCGCATACTCACAATTTTTAAATAATTTTGCTCTAATCATATTAACCTCCCACTCCATTTCTATCAGCCACCTCTTTCAATTCCTCTGCCCTTTGTCGTTCTCGCATTTGGTACTCGCTGTTTAATTTGTTTAAAATCACATCCTGCGTATTATTCTTCTCAGCCAACCGCTGGATAGATAGCTCATGTTCTTGTACTGTCCATTCGAGATCGCTGACTTTAGTTTTAAGATCATTGATCCGTGAGTTGAGATTAATGCACACGATCATAAATACCAGCGATACTGAGCTGAGGATCATATAAAATAGTTTAGTCATGTTTCCCCTTTCTGCATAAAATTCCCACGACGATCGCACCGATAAAACCAATTAACCAGATAATACCGATAATCAATTCTATGATGTCCGATAATGTCAAAGCAAAGATCATTCCTTATCCTCCCCGACATCGTATACCACATAAGAAATTAACTCGTTTGGATTGATATATAACCCCTTAACACGCATTAAATGCCCGTTATTAAATTGACTAGCCAATCTATCCAAATCATCACAACCGCATCCATGCGCTTCAAATTTATGACCATCTTTTAAATAAAATACAATCGTCATTGTTTTGTTTCTCCTGTCATTCTATTTCTTTCAACTCTTAATTTAAAACTAGTATTATCACCAAAACATACTAGTGTTGTTTCTTCTTCCCACTGACTTTTTGTGTATGGATATCTGTTTGGTCGTGTCATATTACCACCTCATATATAAATATTTCGTATCAATATCCTGTTCTAAAACACACTCTTTCAACGACTTCAAAGCTTCCAATGCTCCGCTGACTGTCCCCCATTTGTTTTCAGGTTCATACTGAGTATACTTCTCTGGATACCGTTCTAACTCAGATATACCACGGGAGATATTATCTAAAATGTCAGCAACATTGTATGTTGTGTTTTGATTAAAATCCCAATTCATGGCAACTCTGAACATTCTTCCAAGATTGTAGGTTGGAGAACTATATTTAGGTTCGGCAATGCAAATATAATCTCCATTTTCTATTTTCGCTAATATTTCCAAATCATAACTCATTCTGTTACCTCCAATAGTTCCGGATTTTCGTAAATGTTGCCGATGATTATTACATCTAAAAACTCTCCATCGATCAAATCTTCCATTTCTACAGAAGCTCTATCGGTAATAGTGAAACCTCCTTGACTCCACTCGACAATGCCCTTGTTGATATACGGGAGATCTGTTTCGATATAATAATCTTCAAATTGTACAATATCCCCCTCGAAGATTTCCTTGCCATTATTATCAAATAGCCCTGTGGATTGCATGAGCTCAATTTCATCAATTTTTGTATTAGAGCCAAAGTCTTTGCCTTTAAACAAGACAGTGCTCACGTTTCCATTATCATCAAATCTTATCCGTTTGACTTTGCCCATTTCTTCCCATGTTTTATGCCATGCTCTAAATCGTAACAAATCTACCATGTTTTTTCACCTTTTCTTTTGCATGCAACCTTGAATGTTCTGAGAATGACATCAATTCAATATTTTCAGGACTGTTGTCTAACTTATCCTCGTTCACATGATGTGCAATTTCTCCATCCATTAAATATCTCCCTAATTTATTTTCTAAAACTAGCCTGTGTTTTCCAATATAACCAGATTTCATAGCATTAGGGTGTTCTGGCATATAAATGTATTCATATCCACTAATAATGACACTTTCTTTATAAGGTCCTCTCCTAATACCTAGTTGAGAACAAGATTGACTACATGCTGTCAATCTGTTGCCTTCCCCTGTTGGTCTAATGACATGAGAACCACATCGAGGACACTCAAACAAAGAACAATACTCTAAGTTTTTTCTATTGTTTATCCTCATCCTTCCTAATTTTTTTATTGGAATCATTCTTCCACCTCCTCAATCTCAACACCCGGGCAATCGAACACCCAACCAAACCCGGATTCTTCTAGCTCTTTGCGGGTGTGTTTTATAACAATACTTTCCCCCCCGCTAGCCATAAAAGTCCAATAACCTTCATCTGGAATATATGCCAAATAGCAAAACAGAGCTCTCAAGTTTTTCATCTTCACCAGATACCGCTTCTCTTTCTCGACTGTATAGCCATTGATCCAAGCGAGAGCAAAAGTGTCTGTATTCTCAGCAACCCAATTTCTAACTTCACCTATTGCAAATCCTTTAATGAAAATTGAAAACATAGCACTGTACGCACTATCTGAAGGAAATAGTTCTTCATACGAACCAAGACTGTTTTTTCGTTTGAGTCCTTCTGTTTTTGCCTTAGTGATCCAATCAGCCACAAACTGTGGTACAACTGGCTTCTGTGGTTCATCGTAAGGTATCAAAGAACCCTCAAACTTACCTTGCTCATATCCAGCTCTATATTTTAGCGATCCATAATCACTACCCAACTTATTCAAAATTTCGTTGAGCCATAATTCTTGTGAGCCAAGATCTAGCTTCTTAATTCGTGCGATAACGTCTTTTAATTTCATAGATTGTGGTTCGTCTAGTTGTCTGAGATCTTCCAAAACTCCATTAATTGAAATAAGAGTACAGCTAGTGTCCTCATAAATTTTTATCAATTCCTGCTTTTTCATCCTTCCACCTCCTCAATCTCAATTCCTGTACAATCAAACACCCAGCCAAAGCCGGCTTCTTCTAATTCTTTGCGGGTGACTTTATAACTTTCAATAGCTATATCTTGGCTAAAATAAAGAGCCTTCCCTGAATATGCTTTAAGCAAAGGTTGTCCATTCTTTAGACTAACCCGATACCTCTTCTCTTTCTCGACCTCGGCCTCGAATCCATCCAGCCATGCACGAGCGAATAAATTTTGATTATCTAACGCCCACCTACTGCATTTATAAGCACTTCCTTTGAAAGTTTCAGCAAGTCCTATTCCGTGCTCTGATACAGGTTCAAACGCACCAGTAATTGTTAAATGATTCTCTTTGCAATACTCAATCCAATCCGCAACAAATTGTGGGACTGTGACTTTCTGCGGTTCGTCAATTTCTTTATGTACAAGGTTTTTATCAATTTCTACCACATCCAAGTTTTCAAGCTGAACCATCAGTCCGTTATAACCTAATGTATCTACAGCACGCCCTATCACATAGCCTTTTAAATAAACTTTATCTTTATTCATCTGGTAAATCCTCTTCCTTCACAAACGTTCCATCAATCCATTTACCCTTACGATCTTTAATCTCGTTATATGCCAGCTCAAAGCAATCTGCAAAATCGTAGTCAAGTGCCTTACTAATAGATTTTAAGTAAGCTACTGCACGCACTAGATTATGTCTGCACATTTCTTTACTTGCCAAATCCTGCGATAGCTGGAACTCTGAAATATTTGCGTTTAACAATTTAAAACATTCCATCGCATCTTTCCGTCTAATGTTGTCGGATTCCTCAAAGATAGCGTGTACATCGTCTTTAATTAATAATGCCAATCCTACAATCACAACTGCACAATCACCAATACTGTCCTTGGTCAGCTTCTCATTCTGCTTGAGGTATCCAGCACACAATTCACCGAATTCCTCACTTAACTTAAGAGCCTGCTTGTCCAATCGTCCACCGTGTTCCAAATCACGGTCTACAAACCATTTCTTGGTTAACGTTACTAATTCCTTTTCCAATTCCATAATCTTTTTATTTATCCTTTCTTTTATCGCTCGTGATCGTCCAATCACTGCCGTCTTACCGATGTTTTTTTGTATAAGCAGGTCACTGCTTGTATCTTGTAGTCGCTGTCGATCCAGTCGAATTGATCGCTTAATTAAATCAATATCCATAATAATCTCTATCTACTTTACTAAAATAAGGGAGTTGCTCTGCTCCCCTTTTTCAGAAAAACAGATTAGAGGGCCTTTCTAAATTTATAGTGAGCAATGGCCAGCGGGCGGAGTTGCGCCACCCTGTTTACTACAACTGGCCAGCTATCGGGACGGGTCGATAGCGTGAAATAAAAAATGTATCATAAGGAGTCCTATTCCCGTCCTAAATCCTATAGAGGGAATCGAACCCTCTGAGGTTTTCCAAGTCTCGCACCAACATAGGATGTTAGTCGTAAGCGTATATCAGACTTACTTGTATGTAATACATTAAGAAAGGACTCTCCTTTTTAATTTAATATAGGTGATATACAATTTTGAATCGTGTGTTAAGGCATAAAACCAGTAGTTTTATCACGATTCGTTTTGAAGCGCCTCACTCGCTTCGCATCAGTGTTTTATTTTATTGTTCGTGAGGTTATGACTGACAGACCTGTTAGAGTCTGCCAGCCTAAATTATGCACCCAGCGCCCATGCACGTTCTAGTGTTAACTGTACGGATAATTCACGTTTTTTTCTTCGACCTTTTGGGCGATGTTTGATTAGAAATTCATCCAGTGCCATATCCATCTTAATGGTCATCTTCTCTGGATAGTTATCACCATAATATTGCATACACTCTAATAAGAATTGATTATCCATATAATTCTCAAAGTGTTTTAATTGTGTGGGTGGTGGCATTGTTCCATCTCTTCGTGAGCGGTTGATGTATCCACTCACACGTTTATCACCAAGGATAGTAAAGAAGTTACTAACACCACCGTATCTTTTCATGAGGTTGTCGTACTCCTCATAGAATTGATCTATCAGTGACATTATTCACCCTCGCGTTTTAATGCAATCCGTGCAGCACCACTGAGTAAGAACATTCCAGCAAACGTAAGGACGAGCGTACCCTCTGAACCCGTATTAGGAAGCGCATGAGCGTCTGTTTGTGTCGCATGATAAATAACATTCACTTGCTCTTTCTGAGGCTCTACGGTCGTTTTAGACGGCTTAGAATTGATTTCAGTAGGAATGTTTGTTTTATCCTGTTTAGGTTGTGGTTTTGAATCTGGAATATCAATGATAAGCTCTGGTTTGTCCAAAACTGGAGCTGGTGGCATCATCGGGATATCCTCGATATTGATTTCCGGTTTTTCCAAAATCGGAGCATCAAATGGTACTGTACCACCTTGCCACTCTGGTTTGTCAAGCTGTGGTGCGTCAAAAGGTGTTGTACCGCCTTGCCATTCTGGGATTTCAAGTACTGGTGCGGGTGGTAATAGTGGAATGTCTTCGATGTTGATTGAAGGTTTGTCATACTTAGGAGCATCATTTGGAATTTCCCAGACTGGTTTGTTTTCACCAGACGCGTCCCCTTTACCACCTACAAGTTGTACATAACTATATGAAACAGCACCCGCATCTTCAGCTTTAAGCTCAATCTTATTAGTAGGGTTATGTGATTCTTTAACCGTGTTAGTCAATTTAGTTTTGTAGTTAACATAAATCATACGATCCAAACGATCCATTTTAATTGTGAATCCATGGTCTGATTTGGCGATTGATTTTACCAAATCCATAGCAGAACCTTTATCGATCCACGGATTTACGCTTTCGATCGATTTGATTTCAAAGAAATCATCAACCAATTTTTGGTTTTCGCTCATTTCATCGATAATCGTTACATAAGTCAATAGACGTTTAGCGTAGTTAATACGAGCAGTCCAATTAATGATGGTTGGGTCTTTTTCGTCTTGACTTCCCCATTTCGAGATGAGTTCGTCTTTACCAATAACCTGCTCCGCCCCAATTTGTGCAGTAACTAGCGTACCGTTGAAATTAGCTGTTACTGGTTTACCCGATTCTACTTTGTCAGTCCATGTAGCATCCAATTTTAAACTCATTTGCTTGTTCAAAGGGTGATCTTTGAAGTAGTTGTTAAATACAGTAGTAACTGTATTGCTTGCTGTATCTGTAGTAGCTTTACCAACTACTTGCTTCTCAGGATTGTATACATCAAAGTCAAAGTTAGTCTGGAATTTCACTTCTTCTGGAAGCGTAAATTTAACCTTGTCGCCCTCTTTGATTTCCATATTGTCTGGAAAATGCACGTTTTTGTATTCCACTGTGAAGCCTTGATACTTCCCTGTGCCTTTGCTTTGGTCGATCTCTACTTCTGGGTGGGTTACTTGAATATCACTTCCATTTTTTGTAAATTCCGTAGCATTTCCCGATTGGTTGTGATCGTTGCTTTGGCTTCCTGCTTCTGCATTTGTAGTTTCAGCAGTTGGTTGTTTATCAGCCTGCGCTGTTTCATTTTTTTCTGTTCCAGTTGTTCCAGCGATTGGAGCTGTAACTGTGCTTGCTTCATTTCCCGTTCCAGTTGTTCCTTGTAACTCATCTGCTTTTACTCCTGTTGCTGTTCCGACTGCTGCGATTGTTGCTACTGTTGCTAAAACTAATTTTTTATTCATGATTTGTCTCCTTTACGATTGCGAGCGCATCTTCTACGCTTCGTGCAATACCTGCAAGCGCACCACGCGCTTTAACTGTTTTGATAAATTGTTTTTGTTCTGGTCTCACTTGACCTTTTGCATTTTTTACTTCGATGTAAAACACTTTCCCATCGGGTCTAAAACCGTATAGGTCTGGATGTCCTTTCGGTAATCCCGCATCAAACCATCTACCATCTGCGGTTTTCACTTTCCCGACATTTGTCCGAAATACTGTATAGCCATTTTCAGTTAAGGCCACCCGTATTTCATTTTGTATAGTATGTTCAGTTTTCACAATATCCTCCAAAAGTTCCCGTAGTAGTTCCGATTAATGGAACCACTAGAAAACCAGTAATATCAAGGGTTTAGCTTGTGTTTTTGGTAAAAAGTTCCCGTAGCGGTACCCGTTTCTATTTATATATATTTTTATTATTTTATTTATTATTATTTCAATAGAATAGTAATGGAACAGTGGAACCAATATAACCTAAACACTAGAACCGCAAGGGGTTAAGGCGGTTCCCGTTCTCCATTTTTTAATGGAACCAAACGGGAACTCAGGAACTTTTTTCATACCCCATTGTTGGAATTTGACTTTCTTCGTCTGACCAAATAAAACCGATATAGTGTTTTGGAACATCAATCGATGGAACAAATTTACTCAAAGGTTTTATTTTTTTCTTCACCCAACCATCTGGAATATTTTTAGCTAGTTGAATTTCAAACTTACGTTTAGTTAGCTTAGTCACTCCCTCATCCTTGCACCATTCCTGATATAACCACCACAAATACCTTGACGGGAGGCGGGTGGACTCGAATTTATCGAACCATTCCATGACGAATGCTTTAACCGTGTCATTCGATTCTTTGAAGTCTTCGAGAGCTTCAAGGGATGCTTTCGGTTCGATAAACCGTTCGAATGAAATTTCAAGTGCTTTCTTCAAAACGTATTCCAGCACTTCCTCACGGTAGATGTAATCGTCTTTGATTGCCCAATTATCATCTTCGCTAGAGAATGATTTTTTAAATGGGATGATTGCAAACCGTCTATATGTCCCGTTGGTTTTATTTTTAAACCGTGGGAGTTCGTTGGTAGACTGGATCACGGTTTTTTTAAATACCGTTGTATATGGTTGTTTATTTTTTTCTTCAACCAGTACGGGTTCACCAGTTACCACGCTATTAAAGTTTGAGGATTCATCCACATAGATACCAGCTTGTACATCATCACCAATCACGACCGTTTTCCCCTCAATCATTGAGAGGGAAAAACGTTCTGCGAATTGATTGATTTTTAAACTAGCCACATTTTTCATACCAACCACATTCGTGATTAACTGCTGGACTGTACCTTTACCGTCATTCCCCTCACCGACAAACCAAATAGATTTGCGGTATGAGTAATTACCGTTAAGACTTGCTGAAATGACTTGCCAGATGAGATGTACCAGCTCTTCATCTCCACTCATTAAATCCAGCAACCAATCATCTACGTTCCAACCGTCAATCGTTGGAGGTTTTGCAAAGTGATTGTATTCAGTAGCAATGGTTGAGAATGCTACGAATTCATGTGTAAATCCTGTAAGAATTTTCCTTTTTTTGTCGTAGATACCGTTTTTTACTAAGATAAAACGTTTAGGGTCTTTATATTCCCCTGTGGAGAAATTACATGAGAAGTGTTCATGCTGGTTCACCCGTGGGGTCGCTGCAAGCATAAAGAGTACATTCTTTGCGCGTGCTTCACTAAAATTAGGTTCTAACAATCGAATGATTTTATAAGCATAGCTGGGGTCTTTGTGATAATATCCATGATCTGGATCATAGACCGCTACACGGTCATTTGATAGATTGACGATGTAAAGAATTTCTTCCATTCCTTGCGCTACTGCTAACTCAGTGAGGCGCGTGGGTGGATTTTTCTTTGGTGTTACCGTGTTCGTGACTGGATCATAATCATTCTTATGTTCTTCCAGCCAACGTTCACGATAATCCCGACAGGCTAACCGAATTTCTCGCCAGTCGTTTGGTTTTTCGATAATTTCGATTAGATGCCGTTGTTGTTGTTTCTCACGGTATTGTTGTTTTAATAATTCAAGATCCATCCATATCCTTTCTAAGCATACTTTCAAATGTGCGGTCTAATTCACTCTGTGGTAAACTTTCTGGTGTGTAGTGGTTTGCTAGTTTTGCAAGCATATAAATTGCATCTACTTCTACCCCTCGTAGGAGCAGCCCACCGATAAAACTCGCAAGAGCGTTATTTCTACCACCTTTATCACCCAGACCGTAAACGACCTGTTCGAATAGTTTTGCTGTTTTGCTCGAATACTCACCTTTCTGATAATCCGTGGTGAAGTTCACCTTAGGTTTTTTCTTTTCAGTTTTTAAGATTTCTAAAATCTCTGGTGGACATTCAGCGATAGGGTGCTTATTCTTCCACTTATACTGACCTTTAGAATTATTGCTAGGCGGTACTAAGATGTAATTGTTTTTGTTTGCTTTAATATCAATACCAGCTTTAATCCGTATATCTTGACTTATTTCAACCCCCTGTGGTTTCTTTAAGTAGATATGCTCTCCCCCGCTTGGAGTGGTTACTCTCAGCGTGTCTGGTATGTACTGCGATAATTCCCAATCGTTTAATGATTGGTAGCCGTTTTCGGTTTTATTGATATCTATATCAATGACAAAGAAGTCTACTGTTCTAAGCGCGATATTCGCTTCTGGTTCTTCGTGCCAAAACCGTTTGATATCGTCAGCGGTAAAGGTGCTATCTTTAAATTTAGTGATAGCACGCTTACTACGCTTGTCGATTGGAATGACAGAAAAGCCGTTAGCTTGATAATTCAGCGCGTAATCTACCATTCCTACCATAGTCTTAGAATGGCAAATCTAAGTCTTCAATTTGTTGATTCGTAGATGGTTTGATCTCACCAGCGAACGCTGGCAATTCTGATTGCTCCATCTTCGTCACATTTAAGTTTTCGTAAGTCGTTCCGTTATGTTCTGATGTAACGTTTTTAACTGTTACTTTCAGAGACTTACCACGGATCAATTCAAGAAATTGGTCAATAGAGTTAACTTCAATTCCCTCTGGAATTTTGACTGCTTTGGCGTAACGTTGAAGCGCCCACGTTGGATATTGAAGTGTTTCTTTATTGATCCAAATCTTGTCAAAGATTAAATTGTTACGGAATTTCTGCTGGAAATCATCCCGAATTTTAAGGCGGATGTCCAGAAAATCTGTACCGTTTTTGCTTGCGTTCTGTTCCGCCTGTGAGACGAATACCTCATACGTTCCGTCTATAATAGACGCGAATTGTTCTGCTGCTTCGTAGTTGACTGAAAATAGTGACATAATAAGTTACCTCCAAATATTTAACCTTTTCTGTTGAAACCATAACCAACCGTTTGCATATCCTTTTAAATTTCGGAATGCTTTTAATTCGGCTAGATTCTGGCATTTTGTATATTGTTTTCCATATTTTTTAACGCGACAATATACCATCGCTTCATCTTTTCTGACCTCGATTTCTTCACCATTTACGTTAATGAATACCATTTCTTGGTCTATCTTTGTAAGCTCAATTTCTGAGCGTTTATCATCTAAATTTATGACAATCTTTGGTTGAATGATAACCGCTCCACAATATGGACAACAATTATCTTTCATCTGTTCCCTCCAAAATGTCGCAAAGCATTGCTCGCAAGTTTTTGGAGATTTTTCTGCTGGTTTTTTCGTTTTTGAAAGTCCAGTTAACTTCCAATCCCTGTCATCGTTTGGTAATCCATGTCTTAAATGATTACCAACGTGATCGATTAGAATTGCACGCTTCCCCTCTCTGGGGTTGAGTGGTCGCATTGCGAATTGCAAGTATAAGGATAATGATGCTGTCGGTCGTAGCATGATACAGACATCTACGTTTGGTAAATCAATTCCTTCCGTAAATAGATTCACATTGACCATGATGGTTATTTCACCGTTTCTAAAGGCTTGCATATATTCTTCACGCGCCTTTTTATCTGTTTGGCCAGTTACAACTACTGCACGATAACCGTTATTATTAAATCGTTCTGCGACTTTTTCAGCGTATGCAACGCTATGGACATATACGATAGCTTGCTTACCGTCTGCCAACCGTTTGTAGTGGTCGATAAAATCGCCATACTCACCCTTAAAATCAAGTGCATCGTCTATCGAACTATTGGTAAATTCTCCAGATCGTTTTCTCAATTTCTTTAGGTCTAACAGATTGATAGAATAGTAATCAAATTCGGATATGTTCCCGTGTTGCTGTAACCATCGAATGGATTTACCAATGACTAGATCATCTGCTAAATCATCGAACCCAGCCCCATCTAATCGAATGGGTGTGCCTGTGAAGAATAATTGAGTAGCATTTTTGAAATATTTCAATATCGTTTGATATTGCTTGGCTTTGATATGGTGGGCCTCATCGACTAATACCACATCGAATTGCGGGAGGGTGTCGAGTTTTCGTACTAGACTACCAACCGTACCGATGGTTACATAATCGAGATTGACTTCACCACGTTTAAATGTTTCTTCAACTTGCTCATTTATTTCTTTGCGATGGCTAAAAAATAGTACGTGTTTTTGTTTATCAGTAGCATTTTTCGCAATGTGCGACATGACTACTGTTTTACCAGATCGTGGTTACGGGGGTGATTGAACCATGATTTTTTTGTTACCAGCCATCATAGATTTTTTAATATCCATGATTAACTCTTTTTGATAATCACGTAATTCAAACACCACTAATCATCACCCCCTTTAAATAACTCTTCAACCTTACAGCCTTTACGATTATCCAAGCGATTCTTAGCATATACGCTGGCAGATGGTTGTAAGATAAATCCTCGTACTTCTTCGCCATCGTCCGTGGTCTTTTTGACCAAGCGGGCTACCACGTCAGTCAATCCAAGGAAGTTATTTAAAATCTTAGGGCGAATGTCTGGCATTGCACGGTTGTAGATCATGCCATTCTCGTCCGTCCATTGGTCACTTGCTTCCCATGCCGTGAATACGATACGTTTATTGAGTTGGAGCAATGCCCGTAGACTATCCAAGATAGTGAAGTCTACACGTTGGTAATCTGCTTGCGATGGTACACGATGATTTTTACCGTCACGACCTAAGTTAGCAAGACACGCTCTGAATAGCTCTGAAACGTTATCGACTACGATTGTGTCGTATGGTTCACCAGCTCCGTTTAATAATTCCTTAACGACTGTTAACCATTCGTCCCAAATCTTATGCGTATCGACGTCTGCAATGTCGATATTCTCACACCCTGCTAAGACCTTAGCAGACTTGTCGATATTAATGACTAACGTTTTACCATCAATGTATTTAATCGCACTGGTCTTACCAAATCCTGGATTTCCGTAGATTAAGTAACACGCATCATCATTCGTGATTTCCGTTGCTTGTGTGATTTTCATTTATCTTTCCTCCGTCCATATACTCGCTCAGAATAGCGCTCGTATCGCACATCATTCGTACTTGTCTCTTGCGCTCTTTAAACAGCTCTTCTACTAATTCCTTTGGAATCGTGTGCCGATACCGTTTTAAGACTTCCTCGACTGCCAGATTGATTTCTTCTTCCAGCATCTTCGTGTAAGTCCCTGTATTAATCATCAATGAATCTGCTGTGACATTGCCAAATTTATCATGATAATCTGGCGCACATACTAATTCGTATTTTGTGTTAACGTAAAATCTCATTGTTATACCTCATCATCATCGCCTAAATACCGTTTAAATGATCCCGATCTTAACCATAAGTCTGGATCGTGGTAGTCGATTTCTTCGTTTTCGTCCATTTAGTAGCACCCTTAAAACATTTGTATGTTCAATGTCTCTCCTCTCATAGATTTTCAAAAGAGATTCAAGCTCTTTAATTCGTCTTGCTTTCTTAAAGAACATCTGCCATGCTCCAATCATTGTCAGAGTAAGAGTGTTTGCGTGCTTCTGCTAATTGGTCGAATACACGTTGTTCACCGATAGCCATAGCCTCGTTAATATCTTCATTGTATTGTTCCATAGCTATCTCTAACTTTCTTTCACGGGCTTTCTTTCTTTGCGCCCGTTTAAAGTCCCAAACAGCTCCAGCGAATCCCGCTGTGAAAAATGTTCCTGCGATTGTCATTCCTGCGATAATGTCGTTATACATTTTGTATTTCCTTTTCTAATTCCAATATCTCGTGCACATCGTTTATGTCGTACATGATGTACTTTCCTTGCTTGCGAAATTTCAAGCCCTTGCGTTTTAAACGTTTTAAGTATTCGTTGCTAAAACCAAACATTTCTTGCAATTCTGCTTGACTGATTGGCAACAATTCTTTTTTTGCATGCTCTTTCGCTTCAAGATAGATTTCTCTGATTTGTTCTTTGATTAGTTCTTCAATCATTGTCTATCTCTCTATTCTGTGTT